TTTTCCTTGCTTCAACACAGCTTTGTTCTTAGCATATCTCCATACACTTTTTCAACACTTTATTGTTTCATTGTTTTCTTGCTTGGTTCTTCCCACCCCCGGCTACTGGTAGTTTTTACAGGTCATTCTGTCCTAAACGATTACTTGTGGCACTGCGCCCCAATGGTCTATACGGCTTCAGTTCTCTCGCGATGACCCTTGCCTACCCTCAAAGCCCTGCGATGGCTCCTGAGTGCCTTCCTTGGCCGCATCGTACACCTTCACCAACTGCGGCACTGCGCCAACCTCGCCATCCACCGGCAAGGCGATTACGCACGACACCAAAACCCGCCCTGGAGTCATGTTCGCCGCCGTTCCGCGCCGCACTGCCACCAGCCCCGGCTCCGCGAGGTCTGCGATGAAGCCCACGATGCTCGACGTTGGCAATTCGACCAACACCTTGTCGCCATTCGCCAACACATTGCCAATTCGATCCTTCACCTTCGCCTCCGATGCCCCGCAATCGCCCAGAATCGCCCTACACGGCCTCCGCAGCCCTTCGGTGAGGGTAACAGGTCATCCCGCCGCCACCAACGCCATGTGGTGGCATTTGTGCGCTTTGGGTGTTTTGCGGTTGCCGCCACCGCCTGTGTGAGCCGTCGCGTTTTGCGGTTTTGCGCTCGTCGCAACAACTTTTTCCACACCGCCCGGCTTCACCAACTACCGGGTATTTAAATCTTACGGGCTTCTACTAACGGCAAAAACAATATAGATAGAGCGCGACCATTTATGCGTGGAAGGCGCGACCAATTATGCGTGGCCTTGACGGAAACAAAGGGTTTCAATGCGCGACCAATTATGCGTGGAAAACTCTCCAACCCTGTTGAAAATGAGGAAAACTCGAAGCGCGACCATTTATGCGTGACGTTTAGTAATGTTTTCAATAGTTTAGCGAAAGTTGGAGAGTTTTTACCTCCCGCTCGATAGTGGACTTCGCCACAGGAGGTTGAGAACGCCGCAAAACTAGCTCGTCGTTGTGGTCGAAACTGAAACAGGCTTCCGGGTAGACGGATTTCACCAACTGAAGAGATTCCTTGAAAGCCTTCCGAAAGTCTCGAATCCTGCTATATCCCGATCCGAACTGAGCATGAAGCGAGTCCCAAGGCAGCGGCCTCATTGGACTAACCTTGATCCGCCAGAGCCGAAAGGCCAGCCACGTATAAATATCGAGCGCCAAACTGGAGTTATGCAGCGCAACAATGGCCGACGCCTGTAGGGGGCAGGAACGATCTTGTAGACAATTGAAAATCTCATCATCGAGCGTCACCATACCCTCCCACTTCATGGCTCCACGGCCCTCGGGAAGCCAAAAATCGAAGCGTTTGATAGGAGGAACCGCATGGGTCATGGAGTAGGCGTTTATAGCTCCGCAATACAACTGGAGATGTGTGGATACGAGACGCATTAACTGGTTTTTTGTCGGAGCCAACGACCCGGTAACCCCCCCGGTTGATTGCTCGATTCCGATACGCCGCTGAAATTCCGTCAGAGAGCCGCCCAGGTAAATCTCTTTACTCCCTGTCAAGGTTGCTCTGCTGCACAGGTACATGAGCATTAATCGGGGCTTCGTGCCATAAGGGTAGCCCTGCAACTCGATTTTTCCACTGAAGGGATTACGGAGAGTGCCGCGCACAAGAGTAGTAGCGACGTTGCCGTTTTCACACTTGAAAAAGGGCATATCGCCGGGGTCTTTGTGGGGCAGACTGGTTTGCGCGAGCACGGTGTTGAGGTAATAGAACGATGGCTTCGCATTGCCGCGTTCGATATCGAACATCTGTAGCGAAGCCTCCATGCGCCTCTCATTGACAACGCCGCTTAAAGGGTTCCGTGAAATTTCTGTTATCGCGCCCATAATGTAGTTATTTCCCTTTCTTTTTTGGTCGTGCTGGCATGGTCTCCATCACCCGTAGCAGTTTCGCAAAATTAAAGCGCACGGAAACAGGGACATCCAACAGGGAACTCTTCTCCAGAGTCATTCCCAACCCGAAGCGTAGGACCGAACGACAGTTGATGCAAATGGTGAAATCACCCACTGCTGGCTCATCACGCGAGGTCATGTTGGTAACGCCATTTAGCTCATAAAGACAAACCGGGCAGACGCTTGGTGGCATCCGCCCGGTGTACCCATCCTTTATGAAAGGATTCCACTTCTTCACTGCTCTGGCTCCTCCTCCTCATCCGGTCCGTTCATCTCTAGTTTAGTGTCTACGACAACCGCATCGCCCACAATCACGTCCCGCCGACCGTGCTGGTAGATGCGGGTTGCCGCCACGTTCAGCGGCTTCCGTTTCAACTTCCCTTCCTCATCGAGCACCAAGTATTTGCCATCGGTCGTCCTCGCGACCTCGATGTAACCGCCGACCAAAGTTTGAAGCTCCTCCAGATTCCAGTGAACTCCGTTCGACGGTTGCAAGGTCTCCGCCGATCCATCAGCGCGTAACAACGTCGCCATTTGTCCCTTCCTCCCCCGCTTCCAGTAGCGAGACCCGCTTTTTAAGACTGCTAATTTCCTCTTCGTGAATCCGAGCGATCAACATAGCGTAGCGAACCAAACGGTTCACCAGCACGGTTGTCTGCTCCAAGACAGCTTCAATGCGGTCTAGGCGATCCTCCGCCATCACTCACCTGCACTTTCCGCAGCCGGAGCCGCAGGAATCAATAGCTCATTGACCAGTTCTGCGATACGAACCGAGTTTTCGACGCCGGAGCCGCGCAGGACGCCAAGCAGGTAAAAAAGCTCCATCCGGGGGTCTTTCGGTTGCGGATGGAGAGCCGCGTTGTTGGTGTTTGAAGGTCGAGTGTCCCTAGCCGGTACGCTTGTTTTCGCCAAGTTATTCCGTCACTTTCTTTTGTTGTTTTGCCGCCTCATTGCGCTTGAGAACCTTTGCGGCCTCGCGGATGAGAATGCGGGATGCCCAACCGTTGAAGGAGATTCCTTCCACCTTCGCCGCGTCGTGCAACTTGTTGTTATCGACCACCAAAAGGCGGATGCTTTGGACGATCACGCCGGTACGCCGCCGCGACCGTCCGCCGACCCCCTTTTGATAGCTATTAATCTTGATTTCCTTTGCATTTTTTTTCATTGCCATGACTCACTTCTACAAAGTATAGTCACTTTATGTCAAGCGAAATCGCGGATGTAGTCACTTTCACGGTTCCCTACCTTGTTCCGCCATCGGGGAATCACTACAAGAGTCCATGCGTCTACCGCGACCGCAACGGCTACCCGCGCCGGGGATTCAAGGTCACCCCCGAGGCCAAGGCATACAAAGAGGCCGTCGCCATCTTCGCCCGAGGCCGCACCGTCGCCCCGCCCGATGCCAAGAAGAAAAAAACCGCCTATGACGTTCATATGGTCGTCGTACTTGGCCGTGGTCAGAAGGGCGACGAAGACAACTTTCACAAGGTTGGGCTTGATGCTCTAACCGATGCCGGAGTCATTCACTCCGACGCCTACGCGCATTGCGTCTGCGACGTCATACGCAACGACCGAGGCAACAGCCGCACCGTTTACACCGTAACCCGAAAGGACAACAAATGAGAGCAGATCACTTTTCCGGCATCATCCCGCATTGCGTGATGTGCGGCGAGATTGTTCCCGCCGACCGCCCCAAGCACGCCATCACCTGTTCCGACAAGTGCAGCCTGTTGCGCAAACAATGGCGGCGCAGCAAACAGGATGCGCGGGAGTGCCGCTATTGCCGCCGCCCCGCAACCTTGGCCGAGCGCAGCCGCTTTCAGCGTTGGCGGCGATGGGAAGAGAAGAATCCGCCCCCCGATGCCGACCTCTCCCCGGAGGAGCTTGCCGAGCGGGAGTATCGTAGAGCTAACCCGCCCAAGAAACGCGGCCCGAAACCCCAATCCACAATTGAGACCGCCGATGAACTATCCCCATCTCACGATTGAGGAGCTACGCCAGCGCAACCGCGACCTCATCGCAGAGGAGCGCCAGCAGACCAAGGGCGCTACCTCGCTTTGGTATCTCTCCTATGCCAGCCCCGGCAAGTTTCTAGGCGGGTGCATTGTCCGCGCCTATGGCTTCGTACACGCTTGCCAGCGGGCGCGAGACCTCTACATCAATCCGGGCGGGCAAATTCGCGGATGCCCCGTCCCAACGTCACAGAACCCCGCTGCAAAGTACATTGACAGGCTGTTATCGAAGACCGAACTGGAGGAGTGTTGGGGAGAGCTAATTCGTATGGGAGACAAGCAGTGACTAGCGTCCATTGGGAAGTAGAAATTATCTCCCGCTCTGGCGGAGGTTGGGTCTCGCCATTCCTGCCAATACGGGAAGAAGAAGAGGCCCGAGCACTCGTAGCGCAATTGAAATACAGCAAGAGGTTAGTCAAGGTGGACACGGTACGAAGGGTGGAGGAAGAGTTTGAAGAAAAAAGACCGCACTAGTGACGAGAAACGATGGGATGGTATAGTCAAAACCGCTGTGATGCGGCTTGGGCCTAATCCCCAGGTCGAGACACAGCCAACCCCCTTCCCCTATGTCCTTGTTTGGGACCGCTTAGGGCGCAAGGGGCAGCGAGTGACCATCATTCGCCAATCCACCAAGACAGCGCAGATCAAGTTTGAGGACGGGTTTTGCACCGTTATCAATCGACAGGCTCTCCGCCGCGTCTAGGGCGCATCCGGGGGCCAACCGGAGGCGCGTATGGACTCACCAGCCGAAAGCGCAGGCAAGGTTTTAAGCAGCAGGGGCAAGAAGCTCCACACTCACGGTATGCATCTCCGCCGTACCGCCAACGGCTACATCGCCAAGCATGAACTCCGCGACGGCAAGGGCCAGCCCCCGCAGGACGGGCAGAACGCCGAGGCCGAGTATAACGTTGCCGCCGATCCAGCCGCGCTAGCCGCGCACGTGCAACAGCACATGGGGCCGGTCGAACCCGACGAAGAACCCGCGTCGTGAAGCCGAGACATTTTGATTGGCGTCGATTGCGCGACCCCGCCGCCGAGCGGAGCGACAACCAAGCATGGCGCACCGAGCTTACCGATATCGTCTTGCACGATGGCGATGTGAATGCGGACGGGCGGCGATGCTGCAAGAGCAACCTTCTCGCCCTCAGCTACGTGTTGGGTTACTGCCTGATTGACGAAACCGTTCACCATGAGGCCATCGCGTTTTTCCCCGAGATAGACTCCTCCCAGACGGTTGCGGAACTGCACATCGGCAAGAAGCGCAGGCGCACCCTACTCTACCCGCGCAACACCTACAAGACCACCCTTGATAACGCCTACTGCGTACAACTCATCCTGCATTACTACATGACCATCGCCATCCTGATCATGAGCGGAGGCAAAGACCTAGCCTTCGCCTTCGTGGATCAGGTAGCCAGCTTTTTCTTTCATCCCTCGCACCGCCCGCCCACCCTGTTTCAAGCCCTCTTTCCCGAACTGTGCGTGTCCAAGATGCCGAAGGAGCCAGGACGATTCACTTGTCCGCTCCGCCAGCACGACCCCAAGATTATCGAGCCGATGATATGGGCCAACTCCATCGACTCCAACATTACCGGATGGCACCCCGACGTGTTGATCTACGACGACATCAACACCAACCGCAATTCGCGCAAGTTCGAAGGCCGGGTAGCCGTCACCAAGGCGTATAAGCTCACCCGCAAAATCCTCAAACCGACCGGCTTCGAAATCAAGATCGGGACGCCCTACGGCTTGGGCGACACCTTCTCCGATGAGGTTTTGACGGCGAGGCCGGGGAGTTATCACCGCGTCTTCAAACCCGCGTTGCGGTTGTTGAACGGCGAACGGCTGGACCCCAACGGCTTCCCTGCCCCGGAAGAGATGGAACTGCTGTTCCCCGCCATCCTCAGCTACGATTTTTTGCGTGAGGAGTACGAAGCCGACTATGAATTTTTTATGAGCCAATACATGCTGGACAGCTACGGAGCCGCCGAACTGGTGTTCACCGAGGCGCAAATGCTGGCAGCGATGGTGGACGAAAGCGACCTCCCGATGGAGGGACAACGCTTCTTACATTTTCGGGTTCCTTGCCGGAGCATCAACTGGCTAACGACCTCCGGCGCGGTAGGCATTCTGCACCGCAACCGCATGTATATCGCGGAGACTTTGCAGGGCCACTACAAGCCATCGGCACTCGCCCGAATCATCCACGACACCGCCCGACGCAACGGCCTGCACAGCATCAGCATCGAGGAATCGCCGGGAGCGCGGTTGATGCAACCGGCAATCAATAACTACAGTTTGACAACGGGTTGGAACATCGCCATTACGTGGACGGAGTTTCAGGCCGACGCCGGAGAGCGAGACACCCGCATCCGGCATCTGGAGCCGTTGCTGGCATCCTCCCGCCTGTTCTTTTCGAACAGCCTCAAGACCAAGCCGCTCATCGAAGGCTTTGTGCAATATGGCATGACCCCCGACGACGGCTTACCCGATGTGGTCTCCCGCGTGGCCGATCACCTTCCGGTGAGCATCGCAGCCGGGGAGATGGCCGAGGAAGACCTCGCATGGGAGATGATGCGCGAACGCGACAAGTACAACCTTATCTACGGGCGCGGGGTGTACTCTCCTCCCGAGCCGGAGCCGGAGGAGGAGGAATCGCTATCCAGTTTTGAGGAGCACCCGTTGACGGCACAGGGTCTAGAGGTGTGTATTCCGGGTTTGGAGTGATGTCTAAGTCGTAGCGGGTTTTATCCCGCATTGAAGCCGCCGCTAGAATCGTGCGGATCGAGCGGGCAGTACGCCCCCCTTTGCCGATCACCTTGCCGATATCGCTGGCATGGACCGTGACGCTAAAGGTTGTACCCCCATCCTGCCCGGTAACCTCAATCTTGACGGCTTGGGGGTTGTCGGTCAGGCTAAAGATGATTAGCTGGAGCATTACCCGGATGCTGCTCTGGTTATCCATGTTGTTTTCTCTCTGTTGAGGGTCTATCATCCGCAAAGATTGTGCAAGGCGTTGCTTGAACCTTTGAAGAACGCACCCTCCCCGGTGCCATTGAAACAACGGAAGTGGCCGGAAGAAACGTTTTTTCCCGACCCTGAACCCGTTCTAACGACAAAACGGTTAAGGGTGAGGGTTCATGGCCGCGTCATCCGTCTTGGATGTGGAGAACAACCCACACGCCCCGGTGTTGCCGGGCGATGTGACGACTTCTTCCGACCCGAAAATTCCGCCGCGCTACACCGACGCCGCCGTGATCAGCATCGTGGTACAGGACTACGAACGGGCCAGCGCATGGCAGAATGACCGCCGTTGGCCGCTGCAATGGACGGAGAGCGACATCCTGTATCAATCGCCCCGCACCATGAGCGTGTTTGAAGGCTCCACTGTTACCCGGTCGAACGTCTCCCGCTTCACCGTGGCCAAGCAAACCAACTCTCTCGCCCCCGCCATCACAGGGGCGATTTTTTCCGACACCACCCCGTTTATGGTACGGCCCCGCCCCGCCACCCATCAGGACACGGCAAGGGCATGGACCGATCTAGTCTCCGAACTGCTAGACGAAATCAACTTCAAGCAAGAGTGTAGTTATGGCATACAGGGGATGGTGAACTCCGGCACCGTCATCTACAAGGTGGGATGGGAGACCGAGACTAAACTGGAAACCCACTACCGGAGAAAGAAGGCCCCGCCGCAAGTGCCGATGCCGCTAGGCCAGCCCATGACGGTGTTCACCAAGGAGTCCGACGAGTTTGAAGCCGTCGAAGAAGAGGTAACCCGCAACCGCCCCACCTTCGAGAAGTGCGAACTAGGCGAAGTCTTCATTGATCCAAAATGGAAGAACCCCAACCAGATTTGGAAGGCGCGGTTTATCGTCCACCGCAACTACCTCAACTACGATGACCTGACCAAGCTCCGCGAGAACCCCGACTACGACATCCCGAGCGACGAAATCCTACGCCACATCTTTATGTCGGACGAGGAGCAGACCGAACCCATCGACGGCACCGAAGAGGCGATGACGGTCAACACCAGCGTCCACCACGCCGCCCGCCAGGACACCAACTGGACAGCAGACCCGCTCTTGAAACCGATGCAGGTATTGGAATGGTGGGACAAGACCCAAGTGCGAACGGTGTTGCAACAGAAGTGCGTCATCCGCAACGCCAAACACAAGATGCCGGAAAAGCCCTACCTCAGCGCCAACTACTGGGACATCGACAACAGCGGCTACGGCATGGGGGTAGGCCGCATCTCGGGAGCCGATCAACGGGTGGAGCAGGGGATGATAAACGCCATCCTCGATATCCTCGCCTTCGCGGTACAGCCGGAGTACGCGATTGCGCGAGGGGCCAACGTGCCGACCCAAGACCAGCGGCGACGGCTAGGCGGTATCCGTATGGTGGACGGCAACGACGCCACCAAAGCCGTGTCGCTTGTGCCGCAACCGCAGGTTCCCCCGGACGGCTGGAGAGCGATCCAAGCGGTGGTAGGATCGAGCGAAGGCGCGACCGGAGCCGATCAAGCCACGGTGCAAGGAGTCCTCCCCGGTCGCGGCAGCAGTGTGGGGCATTCCGGTACAGGCGCGGGAATGCTCCAAGCCGCTTCCTCCGGTCGTCTGCAAAGCCCCGTCGAACGTTTCATCGACGGGGTTTTTCTGCCCTTCCTCAACTTCCTTTTTCAGATGGTGAAAGAGCGGATGCCGATACAGGAAATCCGCGACCGCATTGGCGAGCGCAGCCAAGACCTCGTAACCGACTTTGGCGACTTCATGGCGACCAACGTCAAATTTGAAACACTGGCAGGTACAAAACTGGCAGCGCGGAACCGCATGGCGCAAGCCCTTCCCTTCCTGTTGGAAGTGTTCGGCAATCAGGCGCTCATACAGCAACTCTCGCAGGTTGGCTACAAAGTCAACGTGATGGAACTCGTAAAGATGGTGCTGGATATGAGCGAATGGAAGAACCGCGCTGACCTTGTGGTCCCGATGACGCAACAGGAAATGCAGACCATGGCCGCGCAAAATCCCGCCGCGATCAAAGCTCAGGCCGACTCCGCCCAGCTACAGCAGAAGCACCAGAATGATATGGAACTGGAAGACAAAAAAATTGCCGGACGAATTGCCAGCAAGAGCGTAGACACCACCCACAAAACCCTTGTCGAATCCCCGCTCCAACGCGCCGCCAGCTTTGCCGAGCGCACTGCCGACGAGCGCCAGATGCAAGCCAGCCAGTTTTTCGGCACCTCAGGAGGAAGCTAGATGGATCACCGCCAAGCACGGCGAGTCTCAGCAGATAAACGTTGGGGAGTCTTCCGGCGAGACGCCCAAGTGGATGTAGCCCCCTGCAACCGGGGAGGGGAGCTTGCGCCGGGGCATATCTTCGGGGCGCTATGCCGCTGCAAGCCGAGGGTAGACCGGGAACTGTATTACGCGACCGTCTTCATTCACGACAACCCCATCACGGAGCCGAGCGATGGAAACAGTTAGCGAAAAGTTCATGGCCATTCCGCCGCGCCACCGCCGCGCACTGGAGATGTTGGTGGAGCAGAAGCAGCGCGACCGCTTGGGCGCTCTTGGCAGAGGCGCACTGCGCGAGGAAGACGAAGGCTTCACGCTGGAGCAGATCGTAGAGCCGTTGTGGGAGCGGGGCCTCATCGAAGACCTCACCGGGACCGAACTTGGCGACGGGGGAAAGTATTTCCTTCGCATCACCCCGCTAGGACAGATGTGTCTGGGGATGGGAGTGATGTTGCGCGAGACACGCAAGCCCAGCGCGCCGGAGCAACAGCTACTCACAGCAGAGATGCGCCGCCACGACAACAACCCCTACGACCCGAACGAGGAGAAAGAGGCTATCGCATGATCGAGACCGCCATGCGTACCGAGCGACGATTCGGCGTGACAGCGGAACTAACCCCGCTGCAACGCCGCAATCTGTTTCAGGTACGCAGCAGCGAGGCATGGCCCGATGTTCTCGATGTGATGGAGATGTGCTGTATCGAAATCGAAACCCAACTCATCAACACCGACCCCGCAGCCGAGGCGGAGGTACTAGCCAACCACAAGATGGCCAAGGCAGCATGGCAAATCTTCACCCATTTGCAGCAGAAAGTAGACGACGAAATCTCTCTCTATCTCAATGGCAACGCGAGGAACGCCGCAATGCCCAAGTTAACCGCAGAGGAACAGCTTGTCGAAAATATTCTGGACCCAACAAGACTGATGCCCTCCGACGTAGAGCAATAACAAGAGGAGAAACAGGTACATGAAATACGAATGGCTCAATAACGGGGAACCCGATGAGAACGGCGATTACATCGCCATCATCGAAAATGCAGTCGGAGCGCGAATCTCCACTTTTAAGGGCAAGACCTACAAGGAAGTGGCGGACGCGCTATTGCACTCGCAAGCTAACGCTAATCGCGAAATCAGCCGTCTACGACGGCCCGACCGTGCGAGGATTCCCCAACCCTTCAAAGCCGAAACGAAAGAACTAACCTCCGCCGACAAGCTACGCCTATCGACGGAAATTACCGACCCGGACAAAGTAGTGGATGCCGTGACGGAAATCGTAACTCACGCGCAGGGCGCCCCCCCGCGTGAAATAACTACACGCCTCGCCAACATGACCGACGAGCAGCGCGACCAGTATTACAAGGACGAAGCTACCGCCTTCGTCCAAGCCACCCCCGATTACTACCCAGTACAGCAGAACCGCGACAAACTTTTTGCCGCATTGAAAGACAACCAGCTAGACCTGACACGGAATAATCTTGCACTGGTTTATCAAACCCTCCACGACCAAGGCGAACTCATCGCATGGCCGACCGAGCCAACCGATGGACCCAAACCGAACGGACAGCCGGAGCCTAATCCTCCCTCTCCTACAAGTACCAGCAGACCACGCAGCGTATCGACTGGGATCAGGAGCAGTGACGCATCCGCTACCGCACCCCCGCCGCCTACGCCGAAGAAGCTCACACGCGCAGACATCGAACGCATGTCGAGGGCGGAGTATCAGGAGAGATTGCGAGACCCGGCCTTCAGAAAAGCGGTCGATGCATTAGGCGCGTGACTTCCCAAGAGGGGGATGGTCACATGCGAAGCACATCCGAAGCCGCCGAGCGCGGCAGGCAGTTTTGCCAGAAAGTAGTTATTCCAGTCATTGAGTTTGCCGCCGCCGTTGGCGGTCAACTCTTTGTCTGGACGTATGCCGTAGGCGCGTATCGCGTCCACGGAGCGTTGGGCGTTGGCGTCTCGCCAGCATCCAACTTGACCACCAACCTGCCCCAGTCGGTCGTGACTTCCTTCGACAAGGTTTTCGTAGAGAACCTGAAGGCGGAGACCCCATGGGTGCGTTGCACCGCACGGCGAACCATTGACGAGAATGCGGGCAATAAGCTCGTGCTCTACATGTATCAGAACCTTCCCGCGCCGCCGATCACCCAGGCACCGGAGGGAACAATTGGCACCGGCCTAACCGTTTCGGTGGTACAGAACACGTCCACCATCGGCAACTATGCCGACTACGCCAACATCTCGACCTACGCTTTGCAGACCGCCATCGACCCCGCCCTTGAAGCGTTGGGTGTGCAGATGGCCTACCGCTTGGCGCAGGTTATCAACCTCATCATCCAGAACACCGCCGACGGAGCCAGCGTAGTCGATGCGCTGGTGGCACACACGCCGCTAGGCACCAACCTTATCGCGCAGGACATCACTTCGATGGTGCAGTCGTTGACCGCCGTCAATGCCCTGCCCTTCGATAACGGGCGCTTTACCGGAGTGATTCATCCGCTCATCGTTGGCGACATCCTCATCAGCACCCAACCCAACGGCATCACCGACGTTTTGAAAAGAACGGCGGAGGGTCAGGAGAAGTTGCGCGAACTCCCAGCCCCCGATGGCGACAACGTAACCGTGATTGATTGGGGCGGAGCCAGCTTCCATCAATCCACGCTGGTTAAACAAACCGGATCAGCGCCGGTCAAACTTCGCACCTATGTCATCGGGCGCGATGGAGTCATTGGCGTGTCTTTCGGAGCCAAGGAAAATACCCAAATTGGGGATGGCGACTGGAGAAACTTGAACGTTTGGGTCCGTCGATTGACGGAGCCGAGCGGATACGACCCGTCACGGATGATTGGAGGCTTCGCGTCGTACAACACCATGTATACCGCGACCCTCCCCCCCGACCCGGTTCAACGCATCCGCTACACCGACGCGGCCAGCGCCATCACCTAAAAAGCTGGAGCGGGGTTGCGTCCTAGAGCCACGCAACTCAAAAGGGGGGAGAGGAAAGGGTCTCCCAAGGTCTCTCTCTTTCCCCCGCTCCACCCAACCCCGAAGGAGGGATGTAGTTATGCCACTCGACAAAGCCTCAATCACGGCGCAGTTGGAGCAACTTCAACTGGAGGAGACACAGGAACGGGTCTACGAAATGCGCCGCAACAAAGAGGCCCGTATCCAACGCGCCGCCAGCCGCGAACGCGACATTGCCCGCGACAACGCGATGAGGAAGGCATCGCAGGATGCGTGTTGGCACAAGAAGGGCGGCAAGGGCGTGGAGATGCTGTTGCGCGGCAACGACCATAACTTTGCCGTCGTCAAGCACCAGCTTTGCCACGGCCCCATCATCATCATCTGCCAGCGATGTTTCAAGCTCGTCGAGCCGCCCAACCCCGCATTGAACGCGAAGACCGCCACCGCGCAGCAGAAGGCCGAATACAAGCGGCTCTATGACGAGTATGTGTTGTGGCTCAACCTGCCCACCGATAACGAAATGAGCGGTACTCAACTCTTCGTCATCGGACCGCCGCCCACGCCGCCGATCACGGTTCCCGCAGCCCCCGCCGCCTAACCCGGCACAACCCACCAAGAAAGCGAGACACGCCATGACTACAGCCAAAGTAGAAGACCGGAAAGAGGGGCAACCCGTTGCTATAGGCGACCGCCGCAAGCAACTCCTTGAAGAAGCGGAGAAGAACGAAGCTCTCAACGATGAACTCGACGCCATGCAGGTAGAGCAGAACAAAAAAGCGCAGGCCGCATTCGACAACGCGCAGAACCCGCCCGACCCCGACGAACAGCGGGAGAGCGCCATCACCGCGCAGAAGCAGCAAGACCCCGCCGAGCGCAAGAAACGAGCCGAGGCCGCATTGAAGCAGCAGCAAGCGACCCCCAAGAGCAGTCCCAACACCCCGGACTTCAAACAGGGGCAAGCGGCAGGGTAATAACTACAGGAGTGCGCGATGGGGAACAGCAACATAAAGCTGATGGATATCGTGGATGAGGTTGCCGTCATGGGCGACCTCACCCCGGTTTTGAAATCCACCGGAGGTTATGCCGCGCAACCCGCCCTCTCCATCGCCAATACGGTGATGGGAGAGATGTTGAGTGTGCGCTTCCCTTGGAAGTGGAACCGGGCCAAGATTCCCGCCTTCGTGCTGACCCCGCTGCAACAGGACTACGCCTCGCTCACCGTCAACAACATCGGATGGCTGGAGAACGCCGTCCGCATCGACATCAACAACACCCAAGTCCCGCCGCCGTCATGGAAGGTGGTTGCTGTCCGCGACATCGAGATTGACAACTCGATTGGCGGCTTCCCCGGCGAAGTGTGCTGGTATTCCAACCATCAGTTGGAGTACGGAAGATGGCCGGGGCCGGGAGTCGTCTACACCAATCCCGTAGGACAGGCGACCAGCAACAACAACAAGTGGACCAACATCAACGACGCAGCGGGCAACATTCTCGTCTTGACCGCCTACGGCACCACCGGAGCCATCGCGCCGGTCGTAGCCTCCGGCACCGCACCCGGCAGTGTAGTTATTGACGGAACCTGCGAATGGACCGTGGCCGACCCCAACGCGCAAGGTTTCCGTTTTCTTCCCCGCCCACCATCGGGAGGAAACGTTTGGCTGATGCGCATCTTCGCGCAGATGAAGCAGCCGCCGCGCTTCATCAACCTTGGACAGTTCGTTGACCCCATCCCCGACGAGTACGCCAAATGGTTCATCGACGGCTTCATTGCCTACACCCATCGCTACTCCTCCAACCCCGCCGTGCTTGCCCGTTTCGACCGGATGAAGATGGCTTGGCTGGAATCCGTCGCCGCCGCCGCCCGCCAAGGCGACCGCGAGGACGAAGCCAAAGGCTTCTATCCCGACCAGTCCATTGCCTCTCCCGGCTTCGTGCAGGATCAGGGGCCATACCCGTACCGCTTCGGATGGAGGTAAGGGATGCCAGTGACGCGCAACATTCAATCCAGCATCTTGTTTGCGCTGCCCTTCATCGGCTACCAGCCCGCCAACATCTCCAACGGCGAACCCGCGATCAACGCCGCCAACCTCATCAAGCAGACCATGCTAGGAGCGCCCTTCACATGGCCATGGAACCGTGTCAGCTTCGAACTCAGCATCCCCACCATCGACCCCTATGGCGATGTGAGTCAGGCGCAGGATTACGCGCTCGACACCATCCGCTTCGCATTCCTCGAAAAAGCATGGCTGACCGACCCGGTTACCGGAGAAGTAAAACCGCTCACCATCGTCTCCAGTCTCGCCGCCGAAAGTGCCGTGATGCGGCCACAGAGCATCGCCGTCCAAGCCCAGGACGACGACAGCGTAACCTTGCGCATCAATTCCCTGCCCGACCGCTCTTACCTGCTCAACGGCTTCTACCAGCAAACCCCCATGCCGGTTACTTCCCCGGCATCGTCATGGGGGCCGATTCCCGACCACCTTAGCTACATCTATGACTGGGGTTTTTTGGCCATGCTGTCCATGATTACCAAGGACATCCGGCAAGCCGTCTTTCAACAGAAGTTCGTTTCCCATCTCTTGGGAGCGCAGGACGGAATAACCGCCACCCAACGCAACATCTTCATTGGCGAGTGGCTTGCCCTGATGGGCGAAGCGGGACGCGCCCAACTGACCACCCAGCAAGGCGTACAAGCTAGGAGCGCAACGTAATGGCGGGGCCGCTCCAGATCGAGGGAGCGCAGAGCGCACCGAGCGACTACGCGCCGTTGCACGTCAACCGATTGGTGACCGGCTATTGGACCAACACCAACCCGCTTCGCGATGCCGCCACCGATATGTTTACGGAGAAGTTTTACGGGGGAAGGCAAGACCGCATCGCCGCAGGACAGAACGCAGAGATAAGCTCCAAGCTCACCCTCCGCCGCCGCCCCGGATTCACGGTTTACAACGCGCAAATTTTTCCGCCGATCAAACGTTTTTACGGCTGGAATACCTTCACCCAAACCGATGAAAACGTGCGCGTGATGGTGGACACTTCGACGGTCGTTTATGACGCCACTGGACCCAACACCAAGACGGCGGTTTGGGTCAAAACTCTAGGCGCGGGTCCAACCTATTTTCTAGGCTTGGGCAACACCCTTTACATGACCAACGGAGTCGAGAATAAACAACTCGACAACGCCTCCGAAGTCATCTCCAACTGGGGTATCTATGGCCCGACAGACGCCCCCACCGTGACCCAGACCGCACGACCCAATCCCTATCCCACATGGCAACCCAACACCGCCTATAGCAGCAACGATGTTTTTGGTCTCGCCATCGAGGACGGCAACAACAACATTGAACGGGTGACCGCCTTTGGCGTCACCGGAGCCGTGGAGCCGGGTTGGAATCCCACCCAGTACGGAGCCACCTTCGACAACACCGTGACGTGGCAAAACATGGGACCGTCAGGCTGGACGGCAGGACATAACTACGTCTATGGCGACCCGGTTGTAGGACGAGTGTTCGACCCCGGCAGCGGGCTTACCATCGGACAGCTTTTCTGGTGCATCCACGCGGGCGTGAGCGGCAGCACGGAACCGGCATGGCTGGAAGGCACCGGAACGCTGGTAAACGATAACGGAGTGGTCTGGAAAAACGCCGGGAATCTCTTGTATTGGTCCTCCGATATCGGATCGTCTACGCAGATCGTGGGAGCCACCACGATCCTAGACCCCAACGGGTATTTGCAAACCATCCTTCAGCCGGGAAAAAGCGGAAGTTCCGCCCCCACTTGGCAGACCCAGCCGGGAGCCTACACCACGGACGGCGCGGCGATATGGGTCAACGCGGGCAACTACTCCTCCGGCACCACCGCGCCATGGCGCTATGGCTACGCCTACAAAAATCCCACCACCAAAGACATCAGCAATATGTCTCCGCCGAGTGCGCCCATCAGTGTCAGCAAGGGCGGGGAAGTGATCGTGCAGGGGGTAGGGTCCACGGACGGGCAAGCCCAAACCATCGTGATCTACCGGACGGAACAGGGAGGCTCAACCTTCTTTCTGCTGGATGAGATTTCCAGCCCCGGAGGGGGAGCCACATGGACCTACACCGACACCCATCCTGATTCCGACCTCACCATCGAGATTCAGGCGCAGGTAGCCGGAGAGGGTACGCCGTTGCCCATCGGCGCAACCTGCATGGAGTACCACGTAGGCCGCTTCTTCGTAGCCGTTGGCAACGTGGTTTACGTGTCGTCAGGACCGGATGCGGTAGCCAGCGGATCGAGCGGGAACGCGGGATTCAATATCACCTTCACCGCGCAATCCAAGATCACCCGTTTTTGGGTTAGTACGCTTGGCGTCATCGTTTTCACCGTGCGCGATGCCTACATCATCGAAGGCGACGGCACGGCCAATACCCCCCTTGGTATGCGGCGATTCATCGAAAACCTGCCATTGCTGAATTACGATGCATTCGCCATCTTCCTCACAACCCCCTATCTGCTGACCGGACACCGCATGGTTAACGCGCTCGACCCCAGCGCGGGCATCGTGGAAGCCAGTTTTCCCATAGCCGATCAGATAGCCGCGCTCGACCCCGCAACCGCCTATGTCACCTTCCATAGCGGCCCTAGCGGAGAGACCGCGCTGTATGTGGCCAATGGTCAGGAATGGTACAGAATGGCCCCGACCTCCGCCCCCGAACACGGCCTCAACTGGAACCCTCCCGGCCTCTTGGGGCAGGGCATCAGTGCCTTCCAAAGCGTGGAAACCGCCCCCGGTACGATGTCGCTGCTGGCAGGGCCGCGCCAAGGTGGATCAGGACCCATTCTGATGCGCGATACCAGCGCCAACACCGACAATGGATTGGCCTATTCCGTCTTTGCCGACATCGGCAATATCGTGTTGGCGCACACCGGGCAACTGGCAGGTTTGGCGTGGATCACACTCGAATCTGAGGCGGTTGGAACCCCCACAAAACTATCCGTCATGCTGGATGAAACCAAGGAAAAAACCGGGTCAAATTCCGCCCAATTTACCCCCGTTCCGCGCACCCGGCAAGACCCCCCAAATGCCCCCCCGAGCGACACCATTTACAGCAACCGGCACGGCCTTTTGCAAGACCAAAAACCAGTATGGTGCAAGAGCTTAAAACTACGCTTGGAATGGCCAGCGGAAGACGCCGCAAACGAGCTTGATACCTTCGCTATTTTTGGCCAAGTTTGGGCCGAGCAGAGGAGTCAATAATGGCCACCTTACGACAAGCCGCGAGATTCAATATGCAGGGCTATCAACCCGCCCCGCAGCAGAGCAATTCACGACCCCAAATCCCCCCGGTTAATACCTCTCCCATGCGTCACCCTAACATGCTGGCTTCGATGCCTTTGATGGCGAGCACAGCAGATGCTTTTCAGCGCCAGTTTTACGGGGGTTCCAAGGTTCCAACCTACCGCACGATGCCAGCCAAGAAAGGGAGTGGAGCATGAACGGCCAAACGGTATTTCATTTTGACAATTACGTGGTACGCCCAGTGAGCGAGAAGGACAGAATCTATCTGGAGGCTTTGATCGAAGCCGACCAGTACCACAACGGTCAGATGGACGCCGATTACTTCCTCAAGCTAAAGCCGGGGGAGGATGCATGGGCCTTAGAAGACGATAAGGGGAAGGTCCTCTTCTACTTCAAGACCCAGACCGCCGTCAGGCTATCCCTGCAATTCGCCCAGGCGGAGACCGCCGCCGCCAAGACCCGCAACCGGATTGCGCTCTTGAAAGGACTGGCTTGGATTGAAGCGCAGCTATGCGCCAACAGCTTCCGCGAAATTCTGTTCCAGACCGAAGGCCCGGAACTGACCGCCATGGCCAAACGGCGGATGGGCTTCAGGGAGGTTTCTGGACTGGCGAGGGAGATTGGACTACCTTTGGCACCCAATCAGCCCGCTGTAGGTCATTGGGACGCAGCCCCACAAATATCTCAGGGAGAGCGAGGACAGGCAAATGTGCGGTGCGACACAACAGCAGACCGAAGTTTCCAATGAGCAGAACGAATTTTACAAGATGCTCACACAGCAGTATTCGACCATCTTTGGCCAGTCACAGGCGATCACCGGAGCCTTGACCAGCGCCTATCTGCCCATCCTCAAAGCGGGGCCGAGTCAGACCGGATTCGCGCCGGGGCAAGAAAACGCGATGCGCACCCAAGCGGATGAGAATATTGGCCAAAACTATGCCCAAGCCCAAAAGGCCACCGCCCAAGTGCTGGCAGCGCGAGGCGGAGGCGACACCCTGTTGCCCTCCAGCATCAGCAGCAACATCCTCGCCCAGAACGTCAATCAAGCCGCCCAGCAACGCTCCGCCGCCCAAAACACGATTACCCAAGCGAACTATGCGCAAGGCTATCAAAACTGGGGTACAGCGGCCAACGTTCTAGGCTCCACCGCAGGGCTGATCAACCCCACCAGCTATGCCGCCCAGACCACCGGAGCCGGAGGCCAAGCCATGCAAGGCGCTACCGACATCGCCAACGCCGCCAACTCGCCGTGGAACGCCGCCTTTGGTGCGCTTGGCTCCATCGGCGGGATGGCCGCTGGCGGATATGCTTCGAAGCACTTCTAAGGGGAGGGAATTATGCCCGATACCGCCGCCGATGTATTAGCCCCGACCGCCCCCCCGCTGATGACACCGGACAGCGATATACCGAATACCGGGATGCCGCCCATAGCCTCGAATCCGACCCCGATTAGCACCCAATCCGGCGACCCTTTGAGCGAGCAAATCCCCCTGCAAACCACCCCCGCCTACCAAGACCCGGAGATGGTTGCGGGAGCGCATCACCAGTCATGGTTGGCGCACGTGATGGACACGGTTGGCAACATCCTTGGCGGGGATACCACCCTGCATGTAACCAAGAAGGCGGATGGCAGTGTGGAAGTGACTCACGACCCCTCCACCGAGGGGGAGAAATGGGGCCGGGTAGCCGCCGCCGCACTGGGAGGAGCCGCCCACGGTTTAGCCGTAGGCCAAGGCCCCGGAGGACCAGCCCGCGCCGCCGCCGCAGGTACGCAATATGGCCTACAGCAACCGCAGCAAAGGCTAGACGAAGCCAATAAGGAGGCATCGGTCGAGCAAGAGCGCATGATGCGAGGCGCAAACATCGTGCGACTCAACCAAGAGGTTGTCAGAGGCGCATGGGATAACGACCATCTTTACCGCGATGACCTGCAACGACAGGCAGACCTGGCTCTCGACCATAGGACAAAGCTAGACAGCATGGGAGCCATCCCGGTTGCCTCCAACGTCACCGATCACGATACTTTGATGCGGTTTGGTGTGTCCGACCCGAAATCGGTACAGGCCCACATGGGGCAAAACGGCGAGATGCTGTTCAACGAACCGGACGGCAAAGGAGGTGTGAACTTCTACCGCATCCCCGCCGATGTCGCCAAGCAGCGGACTACCGACGACGATCACTGGACCGCCACCCGTTTAGACCCCAACGACCCCACCAAGACCATTGAGGAGACGCACGTCAGCCTAGCCGGGAGCGAGACCAATGAGAGACGCCTTATGCGGCAGATGGCACAAGGTATAGAGGACGACAAGGTAAGAAAACAGGCGTTCGACGCGAAAATCGCGCAGGAGAAGGCGGGCCAAGAGAAGGTTATGGATACATCGGGCAAAGCCTTCGGAATGGCCGCGCAGACCAACGACCCCGGCGAGAAAGAGAAATTTACCAAGCTAGGCACCAAGCTACTCGCTAACGAGATGTCCAAGGCAGCGGCAGGACGCTCCGTGATGACCAATCAACTAGCGGGGCCAGCCAACGATGATGCGTTGAACTTGGCCGCAGATAACTACAGAAAGACAGGCCAGCTACCGGCAGGATTCAGCCGTAGTCCGCAGACCTCCGCCGCCATCATCGCCAGAGCCGCCGAATTGGATAAACAGGGCGGAGGCGAAGGCATCGCCGCGAATAAGGCCAACCTCAAAGCCTACAGCGATTCGCTCAACAAACTACAGACCAACTACCAGCAGACACAGGCTTTCGAGAATACCGCATTGGCCAACATGAACCGCTTGCAGCAAACCCTCAAGGACATTCCCGACTTGGGGAGCCGCTTTGCCAATCTCCCCGCCCGCCAGATCAGCGCCAAACTCATCGGCAGCGATGCCATGGCCCGATTCAAGACCGACCTCCAAACCGTACAGACCGAGGCCGCAAAGGTGCTCAACTCCTCGACCGGCACCGGCAACCTCACCGACTCCGCCCGCCATGAACTGCAAGACATCATCGACGGCAACGCCCCCATCTCCGCAATGATGGCTTCGATGGGCGAACTACGCGTTGATATGAATAACCGCACCCAGTCTTATCAGGCGCAGATTGCCGATGTGCAGAACCGCATCAAGAACGTAGGCGGCACGGCAACGCAAGCAACGCCAGCAGCAGCCGCCGCCGCGCCAGCCGCCGCCGCGCCGAACACCGATCAAGCCGCACGAGCGCCGGGAGCACCGACAGCGCCGACGACCGCAGGACCGAGCTTCAAAGCCATGAACCCGCCCCCGAATGAACCGACCCAGCCGGGACGTTTCTACGGGATGGGAGCGAAAGGATTGGGTTGGTATAAATGACACCGAACGGACAACCCGACGCAGCCGCCGCCAGCGACCCCGACTTTATCCCCGCTGCAACCCAGCAGCAGCCGCCCAGCGACCCCGACTTTATCCCTGCCCAAGCGCAGCACCCGTCCTTGTGGCAGCAGATCAAGACCCAAGCCGCGCCGACCATCGGGAACATACAGGGCATGGCGAAGGGTGCGGAAAAAACCGCCGCTGGACTCATCGACACAGCCGGAGCCTACCTTGGCGGAGAAACCCCCTACTCGCCGCCCGTTCGCATCAGCCCGACCGGACGGACGCAACAAGCCTTCGATACCGCCGCCACATGGCTCCGCAAGAACACCGACACTTCCAAAGACCCGTACCAGAAAGAGGGCGACATTGCAGAGTCGGTGCTGGAGTTTATGGCTCTACCCGAAGCGGACGAGGCTAAACTGGCGGGCGAAATCCCCGGCATAGCCGACCGTTTCAGCAGCGCCGGAAAGCTCATCAAAACCCTGCAAGGCGACAGCAAACTAGCCCGCGTCTTTCGCGTGGGACTGGACAGCCTAAAAGCCGGAACCCGCGCCGGTCTCGAACAGGGAGAGCAAACCCTAGTCAAGACTGGCGACGTGCAGCAAGCGAAAGAGGCAGGGAAGACAGGAGTCGTTATCGGCGGAGCCATGGGAGGCGGAGCCTCCGCCGTGCGCGAGACCCGCGAAGCCCTGCAAGCGACCCGACCGGGAACCCGCACCATCGCCGGAGCCAAGTTCGACACCCTAGCCAACGGCCAACTCAACATGGCTCCGTTGACCCCCGGCACCGCCGACGCCGCCACCGCCGCCACCGACGAAGCCACCGGCAACATCGGCAAGACCGCAGTCGCCAACTCGCTCAACCGCTCCAACGCAGCGCGGCCTAAAGTCGTGACCCCGGAGAGCGACCCATCCCGCTTGCTACCCGGACGCGCAGGATTCGAGATGCAGACCGCAGGGGAGCCGACGCCGACCGGGGAGGGACGCATCGCGTTCGACCCCGGCAAACAGCAGATAGGCACCCGCGTAGTCGAAGGCAAGGGGCCAGGACAATTTGACCTTGCGCGATACGAAGGACAGCCGCCGACGCCAACCGGAGAAGGCGACCTCACGCAACGGGGAAGCCACCGCGAACCCATCTACCAGTACCGCAACGCCGTTAAGCCCGGACAGGAGGCCGATGTAGTTACTGACACCCCGACCACAGGCGGAGGCCCGATGATCCTAACCAACGACGGTCAGGCATCGAGCGTGGAGAAGGCGAGAGCGCAACTGGCACAGTACAACCGCATCCTCAATGACGAGGACAGCCTTAGCGAGATGGGAGTACGCCAACATCAACAACTCCTAGACGCTCACGCCGACCTCTCCGAGCAACTACGCCGCTACGACAACCACGCCGCCAGTCAACCCAACTTCCCCATGCATGATGTAGTCTCCGCCGTGCGCAGTACGGATAGCCTTGCCGACGCCGCGCAACAACTCAAAGACGCACACGCCCCCTTCTGGCAGAAGGCCGACCAATTGAGCGGAGGGGAGTGGACGCAGTTACGCGAACAGGAGAAGTTTTTAGAGAAGAAAATCTATGGGCCGAACCCGACCGGCAACCTCGAAGACATACAACAACAGCTTGCCGACAATCAGCAAAAGCAGATGGATTTTTTCGACCGCTATCGCACCCAGCTATCCCCGCAGGAATGGGAGACCCACCGCAGCGGGTATCAGGATGGCATCGTACTTTCCAATCTGCATAACCTTGTGGAGCGGCAATTCAACGGCATTACACGCGGCGAAGCCGCAGCGCGACCCGGCCAACTGCAACGAGTCTTCAAACCCGGCGCAGGACTTAACCAGCAGCTAGAGGACTTTTACAACAAGGGCAGCAATCGCCAAGTGCTGGAAAGAACCATCGGCAAGGACCACATGATGGATCTTAAAGAGCTTGGCCAACTGTTCGAGAACAGCGAACGCAGAGATACCGCGAAAAGCCTACTCGATTCCATCGGCAGCGCCATCCGCCGCCACCATTGGGGTATTGGAGGACTCGCCGGAGGCGGGCTGGCTTACGGGCTTACCCATTCCATCGGAGCCGGAGCCGGGGTACTGGGGGGAGCGGCAGCAGCCGGAACCGTGAGCGGAACCCTGCAATACATCACCGACCGAATAGCCACCGACCCGAACTTTGCCAAGAGTTTCATCTACGCCACTAACAACAAAGTTGCGCCGCGCATCGCGGGGCCGTTGCTGGCTTCGCGCATCCTGCAAACCGCACAAAACCGAAAGCAGCCGCAATAGGGGAGTCAAGTAAATGCCAGAAGCCGGGGAAATCCGATCCAATCTTAAGCGGGTGGAGTGTAGTTATGACGAGGAGCTTCCGACTCCGGTAGTCGCAGAGCCGCTACCCTACACCGACACCAGCAGCGCCGAACTCATGGAAGAGGAACAAAAGTTGTTCGAGGCAAACTATCGCGCCCGCGATCAATACCGCTGGCAGGGGCAGGAGCGATGGATGGGCCGGGAGAATGAAGAGATGCGTCTCGTCAACATCCTCCATCCCCATGCCGTCTTTCAAAAGCTGCAAGACGCCGGAGTGGATTGCAGCATCGAGGCCGCGATTGATTGGGTGTGGGACAACGACCCCAAGACCGGCATCCTCATCCCGGTACAGCGCACCCGCTCTACCGCCCGGTTCTGGTTACACGATGTAGTTATCAAAGACCGCATCGGGATTACCGGATGGGTGTGGCGCAACGGCAGACGCACCGCGCAGTACATCACCTATCTGCAATATCCCAAGGGGCCGGAGTGGAGCCTGATGCAGTTCGATCAGTTCGACGTTCCCAAGTATGAACGGTATCGCGGATGGCGCACCGCCCTGTTACGGATGATTCAGGAAGAGGTTGTCACGGAGGCGGAAGTAGACCGCGCCTTCGGACCAGTGATCGAGAACGCCGCCAGCGAACTCTACCTAGAACAGCTAGCCGACTTTCGCAGGACCAAGGGACAGCCGCGATGACCTACGAAAACTACATCAAGGCGCGACTGGTAGAGTATGCCGTCCACGAGGCGTACCACTATGGCGGAACCGACTGCATGTTGGCAGTCGCCCAGGTGATCGCCAATCGCGTCAATGCGGGATGGGGAGAATGGAAGAGTGTACTGGACACCGCGCATAACTACACCGGAACGGTGTGGGAGAACTTAGGGCCGGTAGACCCGAAAGACCTCACCTTTCGCCGGATGCTCACCTTGATTGACGATGTGTATCTTGGCACCGCCGACGACAGCAACGTAAACGTGACCGACGACCGAGGAACCCTGACCGCGCTGTACTACGCCGACCTCAGCCATCCGAGGCGCGACTGGTTTTGCGCCAACGTCACCGATCAGATAGACAGACATCCGCGCATCGCTACCGTAGGCCCGCTAACTTTCTTCGCGTGAGGCAAGTATGGCAACCGTCATCGGAAAACTCGCAACCATTCTCAACAACGAGGCCGAGAGCGGCAGTGTAGTTATTGCGCTCTGCGGATACGGCGGGCAGCTTCCCCGCGCTACCACGCAACTGCTAGCCCGAGCTACCACCCTTGAAATTGATGCGGACGAAAACGGGAACTTCAGCGTCACCCTGACCGGCAATGATCAGATTCAGCCCGCAGGAACCTATTACACCGTGACCGTGAAGGACGACAACGGAGATGTAGTCCAAGTCAATGCCTATGTGTTCCTTGGTAGCAACACTTACAACCTAGGCGACACGCCGCCCTTCGACCCCGCGTTGCCGCTGATGCCGCTTCCGCCGCTCATCGTCAACGAGCTTCTGTTGCTGCCAGCCTCAGACACTATGGTTTTCGACGGCAGCAGCTACACCACGCTTAAGACCGTGCTTCACAGCGATGTAGCCCACCCCACCATCACCGGCATGGTTCCGGGCAACCTCTACACCTTCATCATCGTTCAAGACGAAATCGGATTTTGGGAGTTCACGTGGCCGAACGGAGTACACAACCAGACCCTGATTAGGCAGGGTGTGAACGCCTTCACCATTCAAACCTTTGTTGCCGATTATGACGGATCACTGTACGCGATCAGCGCAGGAACGTACTCATAATGAGACGACTCTATATGCTTTACAGTTCGGCATCCCCCATGGTCTTCGATGGCACCTTGGCGGAGTGTTTCATCGTCAACCTGCACAATAACGTCTCCACCGCGAAGGTGAAGAACATTGTGCCGGGAGTGCTCTATACCTTCATCTTTCATCAGGACGGACGCGGAGGCCATAGCTTTTTTTGGCCGTCTGTTTGTCGCAATGCGAGCGACGTAGGCCGCGCCCCCGGACAAACCAGTGTGCACAATTTTGTGGGAAATGGCGGGTACTTGGACGCCACTATGCCGGGAACTTAAAGGAGCGAAGTCATGGCGACAGCGACCAAGCTAGGCCCTATCGGAATCGGGCAAATCAATGACGTGATCTATGTTGGCGGCGATGGCTTCGGCAGCATTCAAGGAGCCGTTGACTATGTACAGCGATACAACGCGGGAGTGGGGGAAATTGTCATCCTGCACGGCTACCCCGGCAGCGAAGATATTTCGGCACTGGTGAATGGCTCTTTCTCCACCTACATCTCCGATCAACGGGATTCGAAGATGCAAAACTGGGAATGGACCGGAGGCGCGTTTCAGCCCGCCGTCTTTATGCAACTGGCAGACGCACAAATAGGCGGCACGTTGCGAGCCTACGGCTTCACCGTACCCGATATGACCGCTTCGTATACTTCGATTGGGACCGGCCAAAACACCACCATCCCAGTAGCAGTGTTCGTTAACGCCGCCGCCGCGGTCGATGGACGACAATGGATTGAGGCCGCGCTTACCGATAGATTCATCTTCGCCGCCGCCAGCGATACCGGCAACGATACGTGGTGGATGCAAGTGTTGCGCAGCGGCACCACCATTACCAAGATCAGCCTCTATGCTCCAGTCGATGTAACCGGAGTGCTGACGTCACAAGGCTCCCCCGTCCGCACCTTCGCCAACACCCCGGATAGTGGTGGTGGTGGTACTGGCGGCAGCGGCACGGTGAACCCCGGCACCACCGCAACCCTGCCCTTTTACCCAGTCGATGGGGCGCTGGTATCGCCATCCCACATCACCACCGATGCCGATACGCAATCCACGCTGGACGTGCCGAGCACACTGAAAACAGGGGGTCTCGCGAGAGCTTATGGCTTCGTCCTGCCCGACCTCAATGCTTCCAATGCTTCGATTGGTACAGGCTACGACGACGTAACCCCGGCGATGACGCTTATCAACGCGGGCGCTCCCACCGATCAGCGCATGTGGGTCATGGCCGCGCTCACCGACAGGCTTATCTTCTCTGCCGAGATGGATTCAGGAACAGATAACGTCTGGATGCAAGCCCTACGCAGCGGCAGCACCATTAGCAAAGTCACCATCACGCCCGCCGTCGATGTCACTGGCGTTCTGACTTCGCAAGGTTCCCCCGTCCGCACCTTCGCCAATACGCCTTCGGGCGGAGGTGGAGTGAACCCCGGCACCACCGGACAGATGTCTTTCTATGGCGCAGCAGGGCAAATGTTGTCGCCGTCCCTGATTACCACCGACAGCGCAACCCAAACCACCCTCACCGTGCCGGATATGTTGACCACGGCCAGATTCACCAACAAAACAAGCTTAGTGTCACCGGCAGGTAGTCGAGGCTCAATTGTCGATTATTGGCACGCCGAAAACACCTTAACCATCGTTGGCCCTGGCTGGAACTTTGGAAGCTCCGGGGGATGGTCGGTTGCCCACGGCGAAGCCGCAAATCTTACTTCAGCCCGACGCGGTATCACCCAGAGCAAAGGAGTGGGAATGTGGAAGCAGGCAATTGGCGACTGTTGCGGAATCAATAGCGATGTCTATTCCGATGGAGGAGTGGCCGCAGGATCAGATGAAGGAGTCTCAGGGTTGACCATGCATGTGATCGAACCAGCAGGCTATTTTCATGGAACTATCGCGTCCACCACCGGCACAGGCGATCAGGCTCCGGTACTGACTTACACCTCCGGCAGCGGATGGACAACGGACGGAGCCTTTCTGTTGAACATCAGCAAAGGAACCATCGCCGGAAACATGACCGGACCCAGCACCCCTATCAGTGGATCATTTTTAAATGCTCTTCCGGTCAATGTGACGTTGCCACTTACCACAAAGTACGCTCAACTCAATGCGGGCATTGCCGACCCCGGAACAACCGCAGATTCCCCCGTCGCGGTTGCGGTGACCGTCACTCTGCTTAACATCGGCTCCACACTTTCTCCCGCCTTTGCCGTTGGCGATGTCCTCACCCTTGCAGGAAACTACTACCCGGAACAAACCAAAGTGACCGCAGCCGGAGCCGTGACCGGAGGCAATCAACAGTCGGTGACCCTCATGCTCCGCAATCCGAATGACGCTGGCGGGTATCTTTTCTGCGGAGGCATTCAAGGTCAATACCTCAGCTTCGATGCGAACCTGAATATACCGACCACCGGCGCAGGGATGCGTTCAACCTACTATGCTTTTGGGTCTCTCACCGGCAGCGATTTGATTTATGGAGTCAATGTGGCGGGCTTACTCTCAGGCCATACCCTTCCGGGATCGGAAGCGGCAAGCACGAGCGGAGCGAATACTGGTTTCCATCTTTATCCCGGCGCGGAAATTGTAAAGAACACCACCACCGCATACGCCCCTACGCTAGAGCAAAACCGGGTAGCGTGGGCAGCAGGCGATGTAGTTGAAAATCCGCACTACCCCATCGGCGGAGGCAACGGCATTTTGCTGCAAAAAATACAGCATAGTCCGTCACACAGTTCCTATGGTTCGACAGGAATAGCTCTGCTACTTGATGGCGCAGGGTTTTCCGGGGGAGGCGTTCAAGCCATCGCCATCAGGAACAACAACCCCACCTCCATTTATACGGGCGCAGGCGGGCCTCTTTACTGCCCACCTCTGTTCACCGTGGTGGGGCTTTTTGGCGACCTTTTTAACTTTGAGCGAGCACCGGACAGCGGCAACGTTCTCTTCATTGGCGGTCCGGGGGGAAATGCGAGCAAGCCAATTACTCTCATCACCATCAACTACACCGTTGGCGGCAAGATAATCTATGACCCAACCCCCAACGAATGGCAATTCGCCGGGGCTGTCCGGGCGGCAGGAGACCTCTCCACTGGAGGCAATCTGTCAGCTAACGGAAGCGCATCTTTTGTGAATAAGTTGCATGGGTCTATCCTCCTCCGAGGCAGCAATGACTATCACGAATTAGTGTTCACCGCCGATGATGGCAGCGGCAGCGGAGTGGCCCAACGCATCGCCGGGTACTTCGGGGCGGGCGACAGTAACATCTACTACGACACCATAGGCGACCCTTCCAGCAACGGAAAGCATGTATTTCGCTGCGCGCCGTATGGCCAGCCGCTCTCTACTATGGCGACTATTTCCAGCAACGGTCTCTACCTGACCAACAACGACCCCGGCAATGCCTGCCAACTACAATGGACCGGCGCAGGATCACATGACTACCAGATGGTTGTATGGGGTTCGAGTATTGGCGCAGGACTCCCCGGAGTGTTTGCGCTGTATGACATCACACGCGTGGCATTGGTATGGAACACCAACACCAACGGCGACATGTTTTTCAGTACGCCCCTCAGCGGCAATAACGTTGCGGCAGGAGTGGGCGCACCCGCCCGGATCACCGCAGCGGGCTTAATCGACGGCACCGCCTACAGTGTGGGGGGTGTAGCCGGAGCCAGCGGCACTATCACTTCCACCAGTACGGTGACCGTAGTAAACGGAATCATCACAAACATTGCTTAGGAGGCAGCATGATTAACGGCAACTCGACCTTGACCGAATTGGAACTGACAAAGCTAGAAAACTTTGCCCTGAGAGACAGCGGACTGCGACAGGCGCTACAAGCCAACCTTGCCGCCCGCAGCCAGTACATCGCGCAGATCGAGGCCGCGCACCCCGGCTACCTGTTCAGCGAACAGACCGGGCAGTTGGTAGGCGACGGTATCGCTACAGCACCGCCGCCGCCACCCCAAGCCGAAGCCGAAGCATGAACCCGTGTTAACATCGGCACAGCCGGAAAACTTGTTTTCACCCGCCCTGTTAGCCCTCATGCTTGCAGGGCGTTTTTTTGCGCCTTGACAATAGATTCCAGCGGAGTATCGTGGAATACATGGACAAACAAAAGATCAATTTCTATTGCCCCTCTGCCACGGTTGAAGTGATCGATGAGATGGCCGCGAACGACCACCGCGACCGTACCTCAATGCTCAACAAAATCGTGGACGACTACATCAAAGCGCACTATCAACCCACCAACGGCACCAAGCCCACCACCGTAACCAAGAAGAAAGCGGGGGCGCGATGAGCACGACAAATTATTGGCCGTTTTTTCTGACCGCCTTATTCCCCTGCATCGTTATCCTCATCGGCATCTTGGTTAACAAACATGACTTCACACTTCTGCGGCAAGACTTCCGCGACCTGTCCGCGAAGGTAGACCGCCACTATGAGAGCTTCAACAACCAAATCACGACCCTGCTAACAACGATTCACAACGTTGATACACGCGTGGTCAAGCTAGAAGAGAGGCCAAAATAACCATGCGAATTATTAAACTGACCAGTGAAAACATCAAGCGCCTTAAGTGCGTGTACCTCACCCCCACCAACTACATCAACCGCATCAGCGGAGGCAACGGCAGCGGCAAGACCTCCGTCCTCGACTCCATTGAATGGGCCTTGACCGGCACCAGCAACGTTCCCTCCCAACCCGTTCGCAAAGGGGCAGGGAAGGGCCATATCGAACTCGACCTTGGCGACATCGTTGTGACCCGCCGATTCTATGAAAACGGGAGTCGCAATGGCACGTTGGCGCTCGAATCGAAGACCAACCGCAGCCGCTACCAGTCTCCACAGGCACTCCTCGATGGACTCATGGGACGAATCAGCTTCGACCCGCTTGAATTTCTGCGGATGAAGCCGGAGAAGCAGTCGGAGGTTTTGCGCTCACTGGTGAAGCTGGAGGTTGACGTCGATGCACTCGACGCCGCCTACCAAGCCGATTACCTCCGCCGCCGCGAGGCCAAGAAGGAGCGCGATGCCATCCAGATTCGCCGCGATGCCTTCGCCGTTCCGGGGGGTCTACCGAAAGACAAGGTAGACGAGGCCGCGCTGGTGGAGGAGCTACGCGAGGCCAGCACCTACAACACCGAGCTACAGCAGATGCAGCGCGACCGCGAGAAGCTAGAGGAAGGTATTGCCGCAGACGAGGCCGAGGTACAGACCAAGCGCACCGAGGCCGAGGAGCTACGCGCCAGAGCCGATAATCTGGAACGCGAAGCCGCCTTGCTGGAGAGCGAAGCGAAGAAGGCACGGGCGACCATGGCCAAGTGGGAGCCGTTGCCGCCGCTCAAGAACGCGGAGGAGCTTGCCGCGAAGATCACCGAGGCCCGGACCATCAATGCAGGCATTGAACGCCGCCGCCAGCGCGACGGCTACGACGCCGAGCTAGCCGCGTTAGATCAGGAGATTGAGAAACTCACCGCAGCCATGGACGAACGCGAAGCCACCCGCGCCCGCGCCATCAGCGAAGCCGAGTTTCCCGTACCCGGTTTGGCCTTCGGTGACAAGATGGTGATTTACGAAGGACTGCCATTCGACCAAGCCTCGAACGCCGATCAGATCAGGGCCAGTGTCGCTATCGGCATGGCTTCCAACCCGGAGCTTCGCGTGATGCGCATCAAGGACGGGAGCCTGTTGGATGCCAAGAGCATGAATATCGTCTCCGAGATGGCGCACGAACAGGACTTCCAAGTGTTCGTGGAGGTGGTAGACACAAGCGGTAAGGTTGGTGTGTATTTGGAGGATGGCGAAGTAAAGGCGGTCAACCCGGAGCCGGAGCCGAAGCCAACCGCCAAGGCCAAGGCGAAGCGGAAGAAACCCCCGGTTACCGCCACGGCATAGCCCGCAATTCGGGGGTCTACGGGAGCCACCCGTAGGCCCCGCCGTCCTGAGAGGAGAGTAAGTAACTTTGGACAAGGCACAGCAGCAGGAACCCAAGCCCGCCGCATACTACCCGGACGGCAAGCCGATCCTCTCCGACGAGCTACTACCGGCAACCCTGAAATGGGCGCTGCTGTATGAGCAGCGCGATAGCGACCGCATCGTAGGACAGACCCGCACCCTCTACGGCGAGAAGCTGTCTACGGTTTGGCTTGGCATCGATCACAGTTTCGGCGCAGGCCCGCCGCTCATCTTCGAGACCATGCTTTTCGCACCCAAGGACGACAAGGGAGCGAAGCTGGCATATGTGCTGGCGGTAGCAAGGAAGACGGTCACCTTAGATGAGGAAGCCGCCTACGACCATCGCAGAGCGTATCTGGCGAAGCACTATCCCCACGATCAGCTACAACTCCGCTACGCCACCCGCGCCCAGGCGGAAGACTCCCACGAACGGCTAACGCTGCAATGCCTCATCCCGCCGCGCTGGAGACACTTTCTTTTAGGCCGGTTATGCGGCGACCGCACTTGGCTCCACTACGACGACGAGGATAGCGAATGATAGAAGTAACTACACTGCTAAACAAAATGTTGCTCATCGCGAAAGATGACCGCGCCCGACACAAGTACAGCGCGGAAGAAGCCTTCATTCCCAAGGTGATGCTCATCGGCCCGGAGGATGAAGTCTTTGCTATACCCGCTGGCTGGAGAGACGAACAGGAAAAATACGCGATGATGAGAGCCGCCGCCGAAGCAGCGCGGAAGCTGTTCGCACAAGCCATCATGTTAGCCAGCGATACCCGTTGGGTACTTTCGGACGTGTTCTGCGAACACTTCAAGATCGAGCCGCCGAACGGCACCGAAGCAGGCTTCAAGGCGTACCAGCAGCGGTATCTTGCCATCCTCCGCGAATACGACGGCCAGATGAAAAACCTTCCCCGGCAGCTATGGCAAGAGGCCGTCATGGTAGCCATCAAAGGCCCCCGTTGTGGCACCCATACGAGGATGGCACCGTATGACCAAGGCCCCGGCGACACGGTTCACTATCTGCCCCTTGAGAAACACGACTCACGCTCACAAATGAACCTGATACCGGAATGGTGGCAGTGATGCCGTTCCCCGCCACGCTCCAAGCCATGCAGGAGGCAGGATACAAACGGCAGAGCTATAGCCGCTGCAAAGGCTGTAGACAGCCCATGGAGTGGTGGTACACGCCGACCGGAGGCAGAATCCCCATGGAGCCGATGGCGGAAGACGCCAGCCCCGCCGTGAGCCATTGGGCGACGTGTCCCAAGGCCGAGGATTTCCGAAGGAGACCGCAACCATGCCCGGACAACTCGCCACCGCCCTTGTTCTCATCCGCGCCGCCGCAATCGACCGTGCAGAATCCCGAGAAAAAAGGCAGCGACTAATGCAAGACGCGCTTGAAGAGGCCAGCCTAACTCGTGACCAAGAGAGAACAGACCTGTTAACACCAGAACCAAAAGCAGGAGCATGATGGCCGTGCGAAGCATGATGGAAATTCTAAACCTCGCTATCGACCGGCAGATCACCACCAAGGAACAAGCCGCCGCGCTGGTGAACGAAGAGACTCAGGCGATAGTCGAACACTTCCACTTGAGCGAAGAGGAGGCCAGAAAGAGACTACTGGCGAACATCGGCTATGTGACCGTCTATCTCTGCCACCAAGAGGCAGACCACGTGATGGAATTATTCGACACCGAGCACCCCGTCTTCGGACGGCAACACCCGTCAGCGGAAGAGGCATACCGCATGGGTTACGAATACCGCAACCAAAAAGGAAAACATGACGACGACGCACCCAACCAAACCAACCAAATTTAAATGCACTCAACCCGGCTGTGAAAAGGAGTACAACGACAAAGCCCACCTAGGGATTCACCTTCGCACCGCGCACGGTATAGCGGGGAAATCCCACAACGCAACCAAAACCCGACAAAAAAGAGATGCGGAGAGGTTAGAACGTGTCAAAACCGCAGCCGCCGACCAAGCCACCAAACGCAAATACACCAAAAGGAGCACCACACTTGCGACCCTCCCCCAAGAAGCTAACGGCCACATCAGCCACATCAGCAACGGCCAAGCCCAAGCTCCAACTCGTAAAAACCAAACCGAAGCCGCCCTCGCCATTGGTCTCGGGAGATTCCAAGAATTATCAAAAAACATGGCTTTTGAATTCGACTTGGGTGCTAGGACTTTTGCCGCCCAACTCGCTGAACTCATCTACGCTTCGACGCTACGGTAATCATCTAGGCGTACCCTGCGTTTGTGAGACCTGCGGAGTGCGGCCCCCGTACTTCATCCCGCCGTGGAACCGCTGGCGATGGATGACGTTTCACGAGAAGTCCGCGCACCGGGGAGTACGAGGCGGGAAGGGAATTCATTTATGAGCGCCCCCGGCAACACTCACGTCTTTGTGGATGGCATCGTGGCCCAACGCGATCACCAGCCCTATGTCAAGCTCACGGTCAATGGAGAGAGTGCGCAACTCTCCATTGCCGAGGCCCACAAGATAGCCCAAGACCTGTTGACCATGGCGGCACGGACCGAGGCCGACGCGGTCGTGTTGAGCTTCTTCAGCGACCAGAAGTTTCCCCCCGAAGCCGCCGTCGCCGTCATGCAAGAGTTCAGATACTTCCGACTGCGGCAGGACGAGAAGCCAGTACAAGCCAAAGTTGTAGACCCGGACAGCGGAGAGTCTGTACGATGATGAGCCAAGACGAACATATCGAATGGTGCAAGAAACGCGCCCTCGAATACCTAGACGCTGGAGACTTAGCCAATGCGTTCACTTCGATGTTGAGCGATATACGCAAGCACCCCGACTGCGAAAACCACGTTGGCATACAACTTGGAGTGGGATTGATGATGCTCCCCGGCTGGATTCAGAACCCAGTAGAAGTTCGCCGCTGGATTGTGGGGTTTCGATAATGGACACCACCGACATAGCCGCCGCCGCGCTGAAGCCCGAGGGTATCGGTGTGTGCAGTTGCAGCCGCCACACCGACAAGCGCAAGCCGATCCGAAGTTGCCCCAAGTGTCACGGCAGCGGAAAGCTCACCGCTTGTCTCGACTGCGAAGGAAGCGGTTGGAAGCCAGCCGCTAACGCCACTTGCCCGAAGTGTGGAGGCAAGGGTTACATACCGCCGCCCCAATACCAGATGAATCTTAAGCGAGCCTAAAACCTCGCCACCCGAAACGGCCCTAATCGCCCCCCACCGGAAAGTCCGAAGGGGAGGCGTGCGATGTCCTATACCAAGCGCAAGTCGTTAATCATCATTTTAGTGGTGATCGCAGCCCTCGCCGCCGCCATCTATGGAGTGCGCTCTTGTCGTGTAGGCCGAGCCGTCGTCACCAACTGGTATATCCGCGCCGATGGCGGGAGCAGAAGCCAATGCGACGGCAAACACGACGCCGCCTATCCCGGCAGCGGCACGAATCAGCCCTGCGGCTTTAATGATTTTCGCTGGCTGTATGACGATCAGACCTATGGCAATCACGCATGGGTCATTGCCGGGAGCGACATTATCACCGTCGAAAGCTGCCTCGCCGCCAGCGACGGCCCCGGATGTCAGGTTGGCTTTAGTCAGCCAACCGCCTCCGGCGAGCCGTGGTGCTCTGGTGGAAATGGAGCTATCGGCTGTACGCCCCCGGCAATTCCTTCTGGAACACCCTCAGACCCGACAACGTTTAGAGGAGCTAACTACGCCGCCTGTACCGCACCCGGAGCAAAGCAAATCCTGCATGGCAGCTACGATATGTCGCAGATGTTCGACGTTCGCGGGTCGCATGATGTTGTGATTGAATGCTTCGAGGTTACGGGGTACTCGTCGTGTAGAACAACGGGCGATGGACCCCTACCGGGAGACCCGCCAGCGGCCCACTACTGCGCGAATAACTACCCCTATGACGACAACATGCAAGCGGGCATGGTCACCAACAACACCAGCGCCAATATCTACCTGCAAGACGTGAACATTCATCGCGTGACCAATCGCGGAATACAAGGACCAATCGGCGGGCTGGTGGATCTTAATCGAGTCCGCATCGCCTACACCGGACAGACCGGATGGGACCTGGACGACGGCAACGGAACCCACTCCCTAAACGGCACCCTCTCGATGCGCAACTCCATCATTGAATGGGCGGGAGCGATAGAGGAATTTCCCGACGTTCATAACGTTCCCACGCTCCTAGCCTTCGATGACGCGCATGGAACGGTAGCCGATTGTATCGGCACCCCGGACACTCCCCTAACCGTCCAGATCGACCGCACGACCTTCCGCTACTGTACGCAGGACGGCCCCGACGTTGGACATATCGACGGCAACTCAGGAGGCCCCGCCAACGTCACCATCACCAACAGCATCGCCTATGGCAACTCAGGCCAGCAGTTCAAATGGGGAGGCGTGACCACCACCGTTTTTACCACCAACCTAGTCATCGGCAACTGCCACCGCTTATCAGAGCAGGTAGGAGATGAACCCGACCCGCGCACTCACTTAGGCGACTTTTGCCGCGCCGCGGGCGACACCTTATCGTTTCAAAACCTTCGAGGCGGGACCAGCCTGATTGCGCACAATACGATCATTGGCTATAACAACGAGTTTATGTTGTGGGGATGCTGGGACAACGACGGGGCAGGGCATTGTCTCTTGCCGCAGCCGACCCTCACCATGCAAAACAACATCTTCTTGGGCTTCTCCAATCCCAACTGGAACAGCGGCACCTATCCCAACCTGCTAGCGACAAGCCACGATCAGGCCCCCTCCCAGATCATCGAGAACCACAACAGCCATTTCCACCTTAAGGGAGGCAACTGCGGAGCCGGAGGCGCGGGCGACCTTTGCGTAGACCCGCTGCTTGTAGGCGGATCGACCTACACCGGCGAGGCCATGTTCGACAACTACGGCTGGAACCTCACCACCGGAAGCCCCGCCAAGTACACCGGAGTCGTGTTGTCGCCCGCCATCACCACCGACAACGCGGGCAACGCCTACCATGTTCCGCCGAGCATGGGCGGATTGGAGTATGGCAGCGCCCCGCCGCCGCCGACCGCCGCCACCCCGACCGGAGCGCCGCCACCGGGAACCTTCACCGCCGCCACATCAGTAGCACTCTCGACCACGACCACCGGAGCGAAAATCTGCTACACGACCAACGGCAGCACCCCGACCACATCAGCGAACAACTGCGGGTCTGGAAGCACCACCTACAGCGGGTCCTTCAGCGTACCCGCCACCACCACCATTAAGGCCATTGCCACGCTTGCCGGATACACCGACTCCGCAATTTTCTCCGGCCTCTACACCATCAATATTCCCCCGCCGCCGACCGCCGCCACCCCGACCGGAGCGCCGCCCCCGGGAACCTTCACCGCCGCCACATCAGTAGCACTCTCGACCACGACCTCCGGGGCGAAAATCTGCTACACCACCAACGGCACCACCCCGACGACGAGCGCCAACAACTGCGGGTCTGGAAGCACCACCTACAGCGGGTCATTCAGCGTACCCGCCACCACCACCATCAAGGCCATCGCCACCCTTGCCGGATATACCGACTCCGCCATCTTCTCCGGCCTCTACACTATCAACAGCGCCCCGCCGCCGACCGCCGCCACCCCGACCGGAGCGCCGCCACCGGGAACCTTCACCGCCGCCACATCCGTAGCCCTCTCGACTACGACCTCCGGCGCGAAAATCTGCTACACCACCAACGGCAGCACCCCGACGACGACGGGTAACAACTGCGGGTCTGGAAGCACCACCTACAGCGGCTCTTTCAGCGTAGCCACTACCACCACCATTAAGGCCATCGCCACCCTTGCCGGATACACCGACTCCGCCATCTTCTCCGGCCTCTACACCATCAATGCTCCCCAACCCCCCGTCGCCACCCCGACCGCGCAACCCATGCCCGGAACCTTTCCGTCAACCACCACCATAGCCCTGTTCACCCAGACCACCGGAGCCACCATTTGTTACACCATCAACAGCGTTACTCCGGCATGTGGCGCAGAAAGCACCGTCTACACCAGCCCGATCATTGTTCCATCCACCACCACCATTAAGGCGATTGCCACGCTTGCAGGACGGCCCGACTCCGGCATCTTCTCCGGCCTCTATACGATCACCGCCCCACCTGTAGTTATTGTTGTGGCGGGCGTCGAGATTCGGCCTGTAGCCGGAGTATCGATTACCAACCCCCGCGTCATCAATGGACACGTAAGTTTCACCGCCAGCACCACCGCGCCCACCACCAGCATTGCCACCGTGTACTACAAGAGCAGTAACCTTAAGTACCTCAGTTGCGGAGTCATCGGCAACGGAGACCTCCCCGCGCACGGCCTAACGTGGTCATCGAACAACAACAACACCCTAATCATTCAACTGCAAAACCCGCTGCAACCCGGCGAGACGCTAGATATCCACGTGGACTGCTGGACATCCTAGAAAGGGAAAAAACGAATGAGCACTTGCCCCCACGCCCTACGCCCCGATATTCAGAAGCCGCCCCGCTTCATGGAGCGGCTCCCCATCGACAAACGCGGATATCCCGTCCCTTGGTTCGTGGACTGGATAAACGGCGAGCCGGAGTTTCGCGCCATGGATATGCAAAAGTTCCGCCGCGCCGTCAATGACCGACTGTGCTGGACTTGCGGAGAACGGCTTCACCCCGAAGAGGTTTTCGTCATCGGCCCGATGTGCGCCGTCAACCGCATTAGCTCCGAACCGCCGAGTCATCGCGAGTGCGCCGAGTACGCCGCGAAGAATTGCCCGTTTTTGTCCAAGCCGCAGATGCACCGCCGTACCGACGAAACTATCGACGCGATGAAACAAAAAGGCGCGGGAGTGATGATCGAGCGCAACCCCGGAGTGAGCCTGCTTTGGTACACCCGCCGCCATATGCTGCTGACCGTGCGCAACCGCCCCGGAGCCGGAGACGGACTCTTGTTTCAGCTTGGCCGACCATTCAAGACAGAGTGGTATTGCCGAGGCCGACCCGCGACCCGCGCCGAGGTATTAGAGAGCATGGAGAGCGGAATCCCCTTGCTCCGCGCACAGGCCGAGAAGCACGACGGCCCCGCAGCAACCGCCCATCTAGAACACCAGATCACCCAGGCATACCGATTGCTCCCTTAGTAGCGATGCACCATCGCGAACCAGATCAGACAGCAGCCGGTAAAAACCGTCATGCCCACCAACCAGCGATCTAGGTTGGTGATGGGTTTCTCTCGCTTGTGGCGATAGCGATAAGCCATATACGCCGTGAGCAGCCCAAGCGCGAGACCAGCGGCAGAGATGGCTAGAAGGGTTGACATATCCACCGAGGGAACCGACTGCGCAATCGAAATAAAGGAAGGGTTGAGGTTGTTGTTGAACACCTGATCACGTAAGGCGCGATGGATGTAGCCGCCTGCTCCCTTAACCACAGTGTGACGACCGGAGGATTGAGATGCACAGAGCCAGAACGGAAATTACCGCTAGGGCCATCCCTACAAATGGCTCATTAGCCTCAATCCGCTCGCGATCCGTAGTTGCTTTAGCTGTACTTCGCCGCGCCCATCGATAGGAGTCGAAACAGAATGACGCGGGGATGATCATCATGATCAAGTCGTTCAGATTCCAATGAGACTGCCACAGCAGCCAAGCCATGAACAATCCCACGAAAACAAGCAATCCGCCTTGTACGACAGGCCAGTTCTTTGCAGGAAAAATTTTCAGTACTCTCTCCATAACGTCACCCTTTCCCCTAGCAGTAGGCAGCTATTGCAATCAACGCGATCACCAGAAGTACCCCCATGATCAGCACAGCGGCAGGAGCAACGTCCATGATGAAAGCGACTTCTTCCAGCACTTCGGGGTTCGCGATCAGCCAAGCTCTAAGTTGCCCTAAGGTGTAAATGCCTATCGCATCGAGGAACTTGCAAGTGTTGAAACTGGGTGCAGCGCCGCCACTGGCGAAGTGATTGGCGATATTCGCCCGCAGAATATCCTCAGTGAAAAAGGTGTAATTCGCCTCATCATCGAGATTCGGCCAGTCAGTGAGAAAGCCCCCACCGCCGCCACGACCGCCACCCAGATAAATCAACTCTTCCGGGGGAAGCATCGAGTTTTGCCAGTCAACCCAACTGACCCACCACCACCAATAAGTGGGGTCCCAAGTTGGAGCTTCGGCGGCGCTTTGCGCGACGGCGTGTTGTGGAGCGAAGGTGAAGGCGGTAGCTGTAGTCGCTAGCGAACAAGTGAGAAAGGTTCTACGATTCATTTGACCTACTCCTCTATGTCGATTTTGATTGCTTGGCCGGAAAGCGTTGGACAGTGTATCACCCCATGAGCCGGAGGAATACAATAGATTACATGGTACGGATACCCCTGCAAGGCAGCAAAGGACGCGGAAAGTTCGCGCTCATTGACGACGAGGACGAGCCGCTAGTCAAAGGCAAACGCTGGATGTATAGCAAAGGCTACGCGGTAACGTACAAGTATCCGACAGGCGTCCAACCCATGCATCGCGTGATCATGGGATGCACCGACCCGAAGAAAATTGTCGATCACATCAATGGAGACCGCCTGGACAACCGCCGCAGCGTCAACCTCAAAGTAGTGAGCCGCTTCGACAACTGGAAGCACAAGACCACCCGCCTAGTCGACACGGAGCACGAAGGCGTTTTGTTCGACCCGTTCGCAGAGAGGTATCTGGTTCGGTTGTACGCCGATGTGGACAAGCTCTATGGCGACCGCCGCCATGCCGGAACCTACAAGACGATTGAAGAAGCCGTTAAGGTGCGCGATGCCGAAGTGAAACATGGAGGCTACCGCACCACCCTACCCCCCCGCTCATGGGACAAGCTAAAAACGCCCAAGGACGCGCCGGAGCCGAGCGGACGGCCCTAACATCCTCCCAGACGCAACAACGCCTTGAGGCCACACCCCAAGGCGTTTTTGCTACCGTTTAGCGGATGGTTTGCGGGTCATTCGCGGCTAATACCCGCGATCACCCGGAACGTACTCGTTAAGGGCGCTGGCTATCCGCAGCGCCATAGTCCGCGACCGCGCCACCGCCACGTTTTGATTTTCCTTGACGACGTTGGAGCCGACCGCCACGAACAACACCGAGGGAGCCACCACAGGCGGAATGAACCCCGCCGCCTGTAATGCCTCCTCGATAGTTGCCCCGGAGCCGAGCAGCACCGTCCGAGTAAAGACGTGGAACTTGCCATCCAAGTAGACCAGCGAAGGCGCGAACAATCGCGCATCGCGCAAAATCTGCATGGCATGGCCATAGTCATAAGCCATAGTTATCGCTCCGAAGGTAAGTACAGCGTGGAATTTTCAAAGAAGAGAATGATTCCCGGTAGAGGGAAATCGGTGAACTCTATCCGCTTTTCGAACAGACGAACATCGTTACCGTCTTCCATCCGCAGCCAAGCCGCATTCCCTTCGTTATCGCGGTCGAGTTTCCAGACCTGAAACTCTTCAGCCTGGACCTTTTTCGAGAACCGATTGGAGAGCATAATTTCATCGATCAGCCAGTACGCGCCGCCCGTTTCCGCCATGAACTTAACCCCCTCCGTGTAAACGAAGCCGGTTAGCTGATGCCGGTAATACTCTTCGGAACCGTGGAAGCCGTTCAAATCGGCCTGAGTCAATTGGTGAGCCATTGTAGTTATTCCCCTTTCAAGGTTATGGGGGAGCCGCAGGACGGCCCCCCGGTTGAAGTTAGATTGCCAGCGAATGAGAGAGCAGCGAACAAACAAAGGGTTCGATACCATCCGCCCCGCCATCGCGCCACGCCGCTGCAATTTCAGGGATTTTAGTGTCGAGCGCCATGGCGAAAACTTGCAGCTTGGGGAAGCCGAAACGCGCAGCCGGAGACAGCAGAATATAGGACTGCCGCGCACTCATCGGCATCCACTGGACCGCGCCATCAGACAGGATTGTCTTGATAGTGAGGTAGAGATAAAAGCCAGCCCCTTGACGGCGGTCGTTGCGGAATTGCACGACAGCTTCAACGACCTCCCCGAGAGGAGCCGAGTAGAAACGGAAATAGGGCCTGATATCGTTGCGAAACGGACGGACGCCAACAAAATTTTGCATGTAGTTATTCCTTTCAAGGTTATGGGGAGCCGCAGCGCGGCCCCCCGGTTGGAGTTATGCCCCATATTTACGCTCACACTCAGCGTGAATCAGAGCCAGAATGAAAGTGTGTTCCGGCCCCGCCGGAAGCGAAGCAATCAACGCCCATTTACGTTCCTCGATAATCCACACAGCGCCGTCAGGACGAGCGGAGACCGTCTTTTGTGCACCGTGGAGAATGAGCGCCGCTTTAGCTGTTTCGGAAAGTTCGACCATTGGAAAACCCCTCTCAGGTTATGGGAGCCGCGCCCCCGGAATAACTACACTGTACCAGTGCGCGACTCGCCGCGCAACGGCCACGCCATGTTAAAGGGCTGGAGAACCATCTCCCCGTAGACTTGCGGTTGAGTGTACTTTTTGGCGACGTGCCAAGCGCAGTAACGCGCATACTCACGCAGGAAGTAAGCAGTCAACTCCGCCACATCCGCCGCCGTCAGATCATAAGCGTAGACCGTGCCATCATCGCGCACCCGCACCCGCTTGCCATTGACGCAGTAATCGGAATCTGGCTTGACACCACCACGCGAGATGAAAGCCACCCCTTGACAGATGCACGAATGATAACCACACCGTTGACGTTCCATTTTGATTCCTCACTTTCAAGGTTATGGGAGCCGCGCCATGCGGCCCCCGGTTATTGGTTAGAACAACGACCGCGCAACCTCTGCGACTGGAGCCAGGACGACGCCAGCGCGATAATCCGCGCCGTGATTCTTCCCACCACACGAGCACTCGCAAAGGTTGCCCTTTGCTGAAGTACACCGTTCGTCACAGGGATGAGTAGAGATGACCGCCTTGATAGCGCGACCGCGCACGTAGACAATGCGCGAACGCCGCTCGAACGAAGGAGAGACCAGCGCAAATTCTTCCATTAGCGGCCCCCCCGGTAATAAAGTGTGGAACCGACCCGGAAGCGGTAGCCCATCAGGAGACCCGCCTTAGTCTTCCACTGTTCCCGCGCCTTAACTTTGATCCAATGCGCCATCCACTCACGCGTGGAAGGAGCCGCTTGCATGTGGCCATTCTCCCCCCACATCTGCCAACCGTCAGGGATCACCTGACAGTCTGGACACGTAGTAAAGGAATGGAAACCGAAGAGACCGCGATTTTCTTCATCCTGTTTTTTTTGGCATCCGATCACCCGACAAACGGGGGAGACCGTCACCAAGAAAGTCAGATCAGGTTTACGCATTAGCGGCCCCCCTTCGTTATCAGGAAGCAGATCAGACGAGCAATCCCATGCGCGAGGGGAAAGAAAAACATCAGGAACAAAATGCAAATTACACCCGCAATGTTCGCGATATACATATGTAGTTATTCCTTTCAAGGTTATGGGGGAGACCCCGGTTAAAACAAACGTTGCACAGCATAGGTGATATCAATCGCCGCGTCGATTCCTCGCACCTGTTCAAAGGTGAGAGACCGATCATAAGAAGCGATACCGTTGAGATAGCAGCGCACTCGCCAGAGCTTTTCAATCGCGCCGAACTCAGTTCTTGGAACCATGTGGGCTAGTCCTTTTCGGTTATGGGGGAGACCCCCGGTTAATGTTGCTGAATGGTCTCTTCAGTCAGCGCATCACGCTGAAACGGGGGATTCCTCCCCCGTTTCGACCTTTGCTACTCTGCGGTCGTCTCCTCCGCTGCTTTCCACGACCGCCCGAGGATAAAATCGGCCGCTTTTTGCGCACGTTGCGCCGCCTGTATCGCAAAGTTTTTGTCACTCTGAAGTTTGGCAATCCAAGACTGAATGTATGCGGTCGAATTGTCCAAGAGATAATCGTTTGAAATTCCAGCTTCCCCGCAGAGAAAAGCCGCTCCGAACTCCGCCGTTAACTCCTCCTTCGAATACTCCCGGTCACCAAAGCGCATCATTGAGGCCAACTCCTCCCGATGAAGACGCGACTTAATCCCGGTACTGTGTACGAACTCATGGAACAGAACCGAATAGTAATTTTCGGGGGAAAGGAAAGATTCACGAGGAGGCATTTGAACATGATCAGTAGACGGTCGGAAATAGGCGTCCGAACCCCCGAACCCGAGCGTAGGATGCGAGGCCGATTCCATGTAGTTATTCGCGACCGTTTCAGCGGAGGCTATCGCGTCGAACGGTTCCGCATCATCGCCAAGCGGTAACTCCCCCGGTACACCTTCCATTTGCTCCACATTGAAAACGGAATAGTACTTGGCGAATGGTGCGCGGTCTTTCTCCTCCGCCTTCGTTCTATCGGGGAAGCTCCACCAGACGACAGGAGACGACCGCTCACCTTTGCGAACCTGATAGCCCAACGCCTGAGCCTGCTTATAGGTTGCCCATCCGCTTGACGTGTAGCCAGAGCAAAGCAGGGAAATCTCATTGATTCCCCGGTATCGCTTGCCGTTTGTAAGGTTGTAGGGGATGCCATTAACTCCCCCGTTTTTAGCGCTTACCTTCCATTGTTTCCGCCATGGGATGACGCCCGCGTTAAGCGAATCAATGATGCGATTGGTTATGGTCTCGTAAATGTTCATGGGTGGTAATCCTCTCAGGTTATGGGGCGAACCCCGGATTTAATAACTATACTTTTATCATAACTACACTATGCTAGGCAAGCATCATAATCTCGCTTTGCAACTCCATCAAAGAAGTACGAACATTATTATTAGCTTCTTTGACAATCCTCCGAAAATTAGGAGCGGAAGCATTGCCGTTCGTTTCTTCATTCCAGACCCGCTCCAACATTGCCGTGATTTCATTCGAGACCGCATGGGAAGAGAATGGAACATCGAAACAGCGCGACAAAAAGCGCGTCTCTAAGCCCAAGGTCTGGTTACAGGTGAAGATAAAAATTGTGTTTGGCGCACGGTTGGTCGAATCGAGGATTGACAAAAACGCATCCTGAGCCGCTTTGCTCATGGTATCGGCCTCATCTACCAGAACTAGATGCAACCGCTTGCCAGCCATAGGAACATACTGACAACGTCTGCGGATATCCTCGACCGCTTGAATAGTGCAACGTTGCGAGGGAATGTGATGCAACTCCGCTTGTAGCTCCTCCGCTACAGCTAACGCCAGTGTGGTCTTACCCATCCCACTAGGCCCGGAGAAAATCCAAGCCGAATCGAACGGGGAAACAACTAGTTTCGCCATCTTCGCTTTGGGTTTGTCGAGACCGATAAAACCCGCGATGGTATGCGGTCGGTAACGCTCAGTCAGGAGTGAGGATGTTGGCAAGGGAGACGTTTCGAAAAGTGTGTTCATGGGAATCCTTTCGGTTATGGGCCATCAAATGGCCCGGATTTGATGTAACGAGACCAACCCTAGCAAACAATTAATTGGGACGCAACCCCACAAAGTTGCAGAGTGACCGCGAAGTGACCGCGAACCCCTCGCAAACTGGAGAGTTAGACGACCGCAAAATAAATTTGCAGAGTGAACCGCGAACCCCTCGCAGAGTGACCGCGAACCCCTCGCAGAGTGACCGCAGAGCCAGCGCCAAGCGACCGCGAACCCCTCGCAGAGTGACCGCAGAGCCAGCGCCAAGCGACCGGGGGAGTGAAAGAAGCCAGCAACAAAACAACAGAAAAATAATATGTATAGGGTCTCCAAAAAGAATATCAAGCCGGGGGCGGGGTATCGTTTGACTCAGGCAATAGAAAAATGTTATGCTTCGTAG